ACCCTGTCGTCGACCGCGAAGGTCCGCGGACAGCTCGCGGCCGACGTCGTCGTCACGGTCCCCGCGACCACCGGCGACATGATGATCGGCCCGATCACGCAGGACTTGTTCGCTGGCCTCTCGGACGGTCTCGCCTCGGTCACGTACTCGGCGACGACCTCGGTGACGGTCGCCGCAGTACGCATCTGACCTCCCGCCCGCCCCGTCTCGTCCGCCCCGCTGCTCGGGGCTTTTTTTTGTGCCCTGAGGAGGGTTCATGTCTGACCTGATCAGCGATGGCAACACGAAGGTTTCGTGGGTGCCGTCCATCGCGAACATCAACGCGCCGACCGCCAGCGAGCTGAACGGCGGCTCCGACTGGACGCTGCGGATCACCCCTGACGGTCTGAAGACGGACCCGTCGACCGCTGACGTTGACACCAGCTCGCTGGGATCGACGTTCACGACCAACCAGCCCGGCCGCCGCTCCTACTCGGTCGAGGTGACGTTCAAGCGTGGCAGCACCACGATCGAGGACCAGCCGTTCACGACGCTGACGTACAGTGCGTCCGGCTACCTGGTCGTGCGCCGCGGCGTGGCCTTCGCGACCGCCTACGCCACCAGCGACAAGGTCGAGGTCTACCCGGTGACGGCGGGCGAGGCGCAGAACATCGCCCCGGCAGCCAACGAGGTCTCGAAGTTCATGAGCCCCCTCAAGGTCACCTCCGACCCGGCGACAAGGGCTGTCGTCGCCTGATGCCGGACATCTCGGAGCTGCTGGCAGGGGCGTCGCCTCGCGAGGCCGCCATGCAGGTGTGTCTTGCGGGCGACGCGGGCGCCGAGCTGGAGGCGCTGGAAGAGGAACTCGGACAACTGGGGGAGTGGCGGCCGGCGTCGCTCGGCGAGGCGAATCCGGCGCTTGAGCTCCAGGAGCGGATCGAGGTCGCCAGGCAGCGGGTGCGCGATACGGCGGTCGAGTTCCGGTTCCGGGCACTCGGGCACCGCGCCTACAGCAACCTGCTGGCCGCGCACCCCGCCCCGGAAGGCTCCAAAGAGCCCTACGACGCGGGGACGTTCCTCCCGGCGGTCCTCGTCGCCTGCTGTATCGAGCCGTCGCTGACGCTCGCGCAGGTCGACCGTCTGCTGGACGTGGTGAACGACGGGACGGCCCGCACGCTCTTCGCCGCCGCCCTGGCGGTGAACGAGGAGCCCAGCCCGGTCCCTTTCTCGTAGCCCGCCTGCGGGACCACCGGCTCCCGTACCGGCGGGAAGTCGAGGCAGCGCGGGCCTGGGGCATCCCCCGCAGCATCCTCCTGGGCCGCCCGCAGCCCGCTCCGGGCGAGCCGCTGTGGCTGCCGGAGGACCGCTGGTGGGCGATGGCGCTGATGGAAGCCGAGTCCGGGCTGTGCGAATGCGGACACCCGCTCGCCGAGACGACGGCGCCCGAGAACGAGTACGCCTACGACGCCTCAATCACGAAATGCCACGCCTGCCTGGCCGGTGCACGCCGGGTGGCAGCCCACCAGGAGGACGGCGGCAAGACCGACGGCCTGAAGGTGTCCGTGTTCCGGAGGGAGTCGTAATGGCAGGCGTCGACGTGATCGGGCTCACCGTGGTGGTGGACGACCTGGGCACCTTTGCTGAGCGGCTGCGGGTGAACGCGGCGAAGGCCGTGAAGGTCACCAGCCAGAAGGTGCGGGACGACGCCCGGAACCGCATCAAGGGCCACAAGTACCTGCCCGCCTACCCGTACTCGATCACCTACGACGTCAAGGTCACCGCCGAGGGCGTCGAGGGGGAAATCGGGCCGGACAAGGGGCGTCCGCAGGGGCCGCTCGGAAACATCGTCGAGTACGGCACCTCGAAGAACGCGCCCCTTCCACATCTCGGCCCCGCGCTCGACGCGAACGCCGAAGACCTGGTCGCCGGTATCGAAATCGCCGTCCACCAGGCCATGTAACAGCACGTCAAGGACAGGGAATCCGCATGACCACCACGAGTACAAGCAGGAAGCCGCCCGCGCGCCGGGCGGCGAAGCCGACGCTGACGTTCGCCGACATCCGAGCGAAGATCCAGCGCCCGCGACGCATCGTCGACATGGTGCTGGACGCGGAGGCGTCAGCAGAGCTGGACGCCCTCGAGCAGCTCCTGGAGCGGGCGCAGCGGCACGACGAGGCCCACGACGCAGAGACCGCCCGGGATGTCGCGAAGCATCTCCAGGCGGTTGAGGCGCAGGCCGAGGGGTCCCGGGTGCGGTTCACCCTGGAGGCCATCACGCACCGTGCCTACCAGGCCCTCCGTGCGGACCATCCGCCGACGAAGGAGCAGATCGAGGCGGCGGCGGCGCGCGGCGGCAGGGAAGAACCGGCGTTCGACCCGGACGCTTTCGCCCCGGCCCTCGTCGAGGCGCAGCTCATCGAGCCGAGGCCTGGCTCCCCGGAGGAGTTCGCCGCGTTCTGGGACGACCTCTCTGATGGCCAGCTCGGCCAGTTGTGGCAGGCCGCGCTCGACATCCAGTTCCAGACCGGTGAGCTCGGTCCGCCCTCGCAGGCCGCCGCAGACATCCTTCGCTCCTTCGGGCTGGCCACCGACTGACCTGACCCGCAAGGCGTGACAACTGAATAGGGGGCTGCCGTGGCCGACCGTACCGTGCGCGTCCGCGTCATCGCCGAGATGCCGGGCTTCGGCACCGTCGTGCGCACCGGCACTGGCGAACTGCTGGCTCTCGGAGAGGCGTCCCTTGTAGCTGGGCGCGGAATTCGTGCCCTCGGCGCGGACGGGGCGGTAGCCCGCGCTGGCCTCACGGCCATGGGTGCTGGCGCCCGTGGCGGGGCGGCGGGAGTCCGGGAAGGGGAGGCTGCGGCGCTGGCCGCGGGCCGTGGCGCGCGCACCCTGCGCAACGAAGCGGCCCTCACCTCACCCGCCTTCGGCCGGATGGGCGCCGCGGCACGTACCGGTATGGGCTCGGTGCGCTCGGGTGTCGAGTCCGTCATCGGGCCCGTCAAGCACCTGGGTGCCCTCCTCGCGGGCGGGGCGATCATCTACGGGCTGCACGACATCATCCACTCGGGCAACGAGTACACCGACGCGATGAACAAGTTCCTCGAGGTCACGCGGGCCTCGGGGGCGCAGATGTCGTCGGCCGGCCGCGAGGCGCAGGCACTCGGCGCCGACATGAAACTGCCGTCGGCGAATGCGGCTGAGGCTGCGGACGCGATGGTGGAACTGGCGAAGGCCGGCCTGTCCGCGCAGGACGCCATCAAGGCCGCCCGCGGAACGGTCCAGCTGTCTGCCGCTGCTCGAACTGACGTCGCAACCGCGGCGAAGATCGAGGGCGACATCATGGACCAGTTCAGCCTCAAATCGTCCGAGGCTGCGCACGTCGCGGACGTCCTGGCGAACACGTCCAACAGCGCTTCTGGCGAGCTGATGGACATCTACTACGCCATGAAATACGTGGGCCCGATCGCCCACACCATGGGTGTATCGATCAAGGACACCGCCACCGCGGTCGGCCTGCTCGGCAAGTCGGGCATCATCGGCGAGACCGCAGGTACGGCGCTGCGGTCGGCGCTGGTCAACATGGCCAAACCGACGAAGATGGCCCAGAAGGGCCTGCACGAACTCGGCATCGAAGCGTTCGACAACAAGGGCCAGTTCAAGGGCCTGCAGTACGTCATCGAGAAGCTCGGCATGGCCAGCGAACACCTGACCACCAAGCAGTTCACGGCCGCTGCGGCGATGGCGTTCGGCAAGCCGGCCCTCGCTGGCATGGTCGCGCTCGCGCACCAGGGCGGCACGGCGTTTGAGCAGTTCGGTGTCCAGGTCGGTCGCGTGGGCGGCGCCGCAGCCCTGGCGGCAGCGGAGTCCAAGGGGCTGGGCGGCTCGATGCGCGGCCTGGGCAAGCAGATCTCTTCCGCGTTCCTCCAGATCTACCTGGGCATCGCACCCGGCCTCGAGCACATCACCCGGTCGATGACCAAGGGCGTCTCGGACGCCATCCCGTATATCAAGAACGGCATCCGTATCGCCGGGGACCTGTGGGACATCTACGGGCCTTCCGTTGAGGCGAAGCTTCATGCGGCGACCAGCGGTATCGGGCGGGCCGCATCGGGCCTCACCGCCCCGCTGAAAGCCGCGATCACATCGGCGGCCGTCGCCTCGGTGCCGCTGGCCATCACCTCCGTGCACTCCCTCGGCCAGGCCTTCGGTAACGCAGGCGCGGCTGCTCAGCCGCTGCTCGGTGGCTTGAAGGACATGTTCTCGTCCGTCTCTTCGGGGGCGGGCGCCCTTGGCGTGCTCTCAGGACGGTTGCAGGTCGGTGTCGGTCTCCTCGGCGACATGACCGGGATCCTGCGCCCGATTGGTGCACTCGTCGGCGGAATCGCTCACGCCTTCGCCGGGCTGCCGGGACCGATCCAGTTGTCGGTGCTGGCCATGCTGGCCATGCGCCCGTTCCGCGGGCAGATCCAGGGCATGCAGAGCGCGGTCGCTGGTTACGGCCGGTCTGCGGTCGCCTCGTTCAACGGCGTGCGCGGGGCCATGCAGATGCAGACGGTCCTCGCCAGTCGGGCGGGAGTGTCGCTGGGCCGGTGGGGTGCCGGACTCGCCGCCCTGGAAGCCCGCTCCCCGACGATCCGCGCGATGGGTACCTCGTTCCGAACCGTGTCCAGCGGCATCCAGGAAGCCGGCGGGCGCTTGTCCGGGTTCCGTTCGGCGGCTGGCGGCGCGATTGCCGCGCTCGGCACGGGCGCCGGGCGCGGTCTGCTGGGCGCGGCGAAAGGCCTGTACGGATTCCTTGGCGGCCCGTGGGGTATCGCGATCGGCGCTGCAATGGTCGGCCTCGACCTGCTCGCCCGGAAACAGCAGGAGGCCGCCGCCGCAGCCGCAGCCCACCAGCAGCGGATTTCCGGCCTCACCCAGGCACTGCAGGAGTCTGCCGGCGTCATGAACGGCGGCGTTCGCGCCGCAGCCGTGCAGACCCTGGCAGACGCAAAGCTGAAGGACGGCAAGACGCAGCTGCTGGACGTGATGCAGCGGGCCCACATCGGTACAACCGAGCTCACGGACGCTTACCTCGGCCAGGGGACGTCGATCGATGCGCTGCGAAAGCGGTTGTCCGCGATGGCTGAGGCGAATACCCGCGTTGTCAGTGCGGGCCGGACCGCGGGCAGGGTCTTCACGCCGCAGGGGCATATCTACAAGAACGCTGCTGATGCGCTCGGTTCACTCTCCGGCGAATTCGCGACGGCGAGTAAGAGGCAGAAGGATCTGGCGGCTGCGGAGAAGGGCTCCGGGGCTGCGGCGCTGAACGCCACGGACCCGACGGGGCGGCTGCAGGGCGCGATCAAGACGCTGGGTGATTCGGCGTCCGACGCGGACACCAAGGCCAGGGCGCTGCACACGGCCCTGGACCTGCTGTCGGGCGGCGAACTCGACGTCCAGGCCGCACTGGCCAACCAGAACCAGGCACTGCTCGACCTCAAGTCCTCCTATCAGGACGGCGCCGACAAGGCGAAGGGCTACGGGAAGGCGCTCCTGCAGGTCGACGGCTCGCTGAACACCACCTCGGAAAACGGTCAGTCTCTGTGGACCAAGCTCCAGGCGCTGAACGAGCAGACGGCCGGCGCAGCACAGTCGACCTACGACTTCGCCCGAGCCAACGGCACCGCCGTCGTACCCGCGCTGAAGCAGGCCGAGGCCCGGATGGAAACCGCCTACACGGCCGCGGTCAAGGCTGGCCAGGCCTTCGGCCTCAACGCCGACCAGGCCAAGATCCTCGCCAACCAGATGGGATTCATCCCATCGTCGCTGGCCATCACCATGTCGACGCCGGGCCTGTCGGAGACCCAGAAGCAACTGCTGTATGTGCAGGGTCTGGCCGGTCACATGCCGAAGGACTCCACGATCCGGGTGTCGGCGCTCACCGCCGAGGCAAAGAAGGATCTTGAGGCCCTTGGCTTCAAGATCAAGACGTTGCCCGGCGGCAGGCAGATGGAGATCACCGCCCCGACAGAGAAGGCCAACGCGGGCCTGGACGCCCTGATCGCGAAGAAAATTCCGGGCAAGTCCGTCCCGGTGGACGCCAAGACCGCCGGAGCACTCAAGGAACTTTCAGCCGTGCAGGCCAAGGTCCGCTCGACCAAGGGCAAGAACGTCACGATGGGCGCACTGACAGGAGGTGCCCAGAAGGCTCTTGAAGGCCTCGGCTTCAAGGTCACGCACATGAAAAACGGGAAGGTGTCCATCACCATCCCTACGGGTAGCCCAGCCCAGGCGGTGCGCACCATTCAAGGGTGGGTCAACAACCTGCACGGCAAGTCTGTCGACGTGTACGTACAGGAGCACATCGCGGCTGCGGGAGGCCGCGACAGCGTCCTCAGCGGCAGCTACGGCAGTAACAACGCCAACGGCGCCGTGTACTACGCCGACGGCGGCACCGAGAACCACGTTGCACAGATCGCCAAGGCGGGCGCCTGGAGGGTGTGGGCCGAGGACGAGACAGGTGGCGAGGCGTACATCCCCCTCGCGCAGAGCAAGCGCCCCCGCTCCCGGCAGATCGCCGCCGAGACCGTGAAGCGGCTCGGGGGCGCCGTCCAGTGGTTCGCTGGCGGCGGCATCCCCGGATTCACCTACACGCCGACCGGGCGGGCCGTGCTCGGCGGGCCGTCGGACGCCAAGAGCCGGTACGACCAGGAGATCCAGGACCTCAAGGACGCCTGGACCAAGCTCACCGACGCCATGAAGGACGCCAAAAAGAAGGCCGACGCCCTGCACGACGCGGAAAAGAACCTGAGCCAGGTCCGGCACCGGCATCACACCAAGGCGCAGCTCCAGGCCGCCGAGAACCGGGTCGAGAAGGCGCAGCGGGCGAAGAAGGGCTCTGATGCGACAGTCCGGAAGGACCGGGCCGCAGTCAACGCCGCGGACAAGGAACTGGGGCTGAAGAACGGCGCCCACGCGCCCAAGGGTTTCAACCTGAAGGCCTACGAGACCCAGCTCGCCGAGTCTGTCTACGACACCGAGAAGTGGCGCAAGAGCCTCACGAAGATCGGCGCCCGGGGCGGCAAGGAACTCAAGGACATGCTGGAAGGCATGGGCCAGGAGGGCTACGCCCTCGTCAACAGCCTCGCTGGCGCGAGCGACAGGCAGTTCAAGTCCATCGTGAGCAAGCTCCAGAAGACCGGCGAACTCGCCAAGGCGACCCTCGCAGACTTCAACAAACAGCTCAACGCGTCCACCAAGGAAAACCAGCAGTTCGCCGCCGACCTGCAGAAACTGGCCGCATCCGGGTCCGGCGCTCTGGCGCAGGCCCTCGCCGCGCAGGGCGACTCCAACGCGATGGCCCTCGCCCACCAGGCGGCATCCAGTGGAGCGCAGGCCAGGGTGGCCAACGCGGAAGTCGCCAAGGCGCAGAACACCCTGACCGGCGACGACCTCTCCAACAGCCTGATCCTGCTGTCGACGCTGCGTGGCGGTACGGGCCGCGGATATGCGGACCTGATCGCAGCCGGCCTGGACCCGGCGACGATCAAGGCTCTCGTACCCAAGATGACTGGAGCCATCAGCGGCCTGCCCGCCGCGAACAAGGACACGTTCGTGCGGCAGTGGGTCGCCCAGGGCGGCAAGGCCATGGCGCTCGGTGGTGTTCTGACCAGCCCGACGATGGTCGCCGGTGGTGAGGCGGGCGTACCCGAGGCGTGGATCCCGCTCACCCCGACGTCCCGCAGCCGGGCTCTGCTGGCCGCGTCCGCGGCAGCCCTCGGCTACCACCTCGTGCCCGCGAGCCGGTACGCGGCGGCGCCGTCGATGTCGTCCATGGCGCGGGAGTTCACCAAGCACATCGAAATCAATCTGTACGGCGCCAAGCAGTCCTCGGCCGAGCAGGCGGCCGACATCGCCAGGCATCTGACGTTCGTCGGCTGACAGAGAGGGGGCGCGGTGCTGCTCACCGCTGGTATGGATCTCGGCGGCGTCCGGGTCGACCTCGGCACCATCCCGCTCGGCGGGGTGGATGCGGCCGGGGTCTACTGGGCGCTGCAGACCCTCGACGGCTGGGACAGCGCCGAGGTCAGAGCGGAATTCTCCGAACGCGAGGCCGATCACGGGGCGTGGGCCAACCCCGTCTACCTGGGATCCCGGCCGATCACCCTGACCGGCACCGTCACGGCACCGGACCGGGTAACCCTCGAGGACGCCCTGGAACGGCTACGGACCGCTGCCTCACTCGGCGACACCACACTGGTCGTGTACGAGCTGACGGGCTCGAAACAGGCGACCGTGCGGCGCTCCGGGAAACCGCTGATGGCCTACGTCACCGACCGGATCGCCACGTACAGCGTGCTCGTCACGGCAGGCGATCCACGCCGCTACAGCACGACCCTGCAGACCGGGACGACGGGCCTGCCAGCCACGACGGGCGGCCTGACTTTCCCGGTGACGTTCCCGATCACGTTCTCGGCAACATCAATTTCCGGGCAGATCAAC